AAAGTAGCCAGGCCAGGGTTAACCATTGCACCCCCAGATTGTTGCGGAGTCCCTGGATTAAGCGGATCTGGATTAAAATGCTGCACCGGGTCAGCATTAGTGTTAAGAGTTGCCAGCGTATCTTCGTGTCCAGCGGTTTGTGTTTGCGTCAGCCAGTACTTAGCCCTGGGAGCGAGAGCCGCCTCTTCAATTTCGCGTGATTTGCTGTAGTTGAAAACACGCTGCGAGTCCATCAATTTCTCAACTACTCCGCGATAGATTACTTTATTTTCAAATATTTTAAAGTTTGCAAATTCAGGTATTACAGGTATTTCACTAAAAACCGTTTCTTGCGGCTCGTTAAGCCATTCTTTGCCGTCAAAAAGTCTTGAATACACGGTTGCTTCATTGCGCTTGCGTGTCTTTGCTATTGAATCTCCAGCGGCGATAATATCATCTATAATGTCTTGATTGTCTTCTTCGTCTAGCACCTTACCTGACTGCATTAATAGCAGAGTCCTGGGTTCATACTCTATATAAAATATATTTCCTATTATTACCTGATCTGCTTTGTCATAATATGCCTGAGCAGTTCTACCATCCCCCACTGAAACGCGCGACATTTCATCGCCATACTTTTCTTTATATTCGTCTTTATCCATTGCTTCCAAAACTACGCACCACTCTGCGTCAGATGCGTCAGGTTTTTTGAATGGTCCGAACCAAACCGAATCAATGAAATTTGCTATGGGAACAACAGCAAGATCCTGCTCGAAACTGTCGCAGTCCTGGAACTTCTGAACGATCATCCATCCGTCTATTCCCGACGTAACCATGTTACGAGCTGACATATTGTAGATGTCAATTGCGCCAGATTGATCTTCAATGCTGCGAATTATCCCGCCAAACAGCTTTGCATCTTCTTTAGAAGATACTCCTCCAGCTGGAGTTATTGACACACCAAAGTCTGCGCGTTCAATCTCTCCAGAAATCGCATCAACAACAGGCCCGGTCATGTCAAACGTATATCGAGGCTTCCCCTCGCTAGCATTCCACCAATACGGCTCCCATTGCCCATCACGCTTATCAATGAATAAGTGAGCCTCACGAGCAGCGTCCCGGTTATCCTTATCTGCGTCTTGAGATTCTTTCAAGCACTTTAAAACGTACGCGTGATCAGAGTAATCGCTCATCATCCCCATGCTTTAAACTTAATTGTCTTTGATTTTACACCTATATCCCCAACTCTAACAGAAAATCTACGCATCATGTAAGCATATCTTACAGCATCAAGCAAATCATCCATTGTTTTAGATATCTTGCCTTTATCGTCTCGATGATATTGCAACACTTCATCGAGTAATTGTCGCAATCCAGAGAATATTTTAAACTTCCCTTTTCGCATCAGGTCGTTTATTTCGTAAAGTCCAGTTTCAACACTATTCCCTCCCTCGGGCCATGTCGCGAATGAATGCAGCATCTTAAATCCAGCATCTTCGTAGTGGACCTTTAGCTGCTTAGAATCATCCCTTGCTTTCTCGTGCTGCAGACCATCATGCGGCCATGCTGTCGGCACATTCTCCGACCATAGTTTAACAGCCCCCCACGCGTCGTTTGCGCTTACTTTGCTTGCTTTGTACGCATTGACAACATAAAACATATCATTGTCACGGTCTTCGACTAATCTTATATGCGCTTGCGGATGGTCATAACCAAAATCCATTCCGTTTATAACAAAGAAATGATCTGGGATATGAAATGGATCGCACGTTATATAATCCTCACCAAGATCATAAATTCTTCCATGCCCGAGCATCGGTATTCCTTTTGTCCGCATATCCCGCTGGTGCAATGGATACTGCTTGATAAGCCTCTCTCTTTTCTCCGCAGTCATGTGCGGAGCGTCATCCCAGCCTTTCTGCATAAAAAATTGCGCCGGACTCGGGTTATCCATAAACTGCACGACCAGCTCAGTGCGGCCATTTTCAGGGGTGAACGTGTAAATCCCCCTTCCACCTCTGCCGTTATCGCCATTAATTGTTCTGGTTAATACTTGAGGTCTGATGTTTTGATCTTTGGGCTCCTCATCGATGTGGAACCAATCGACAATATCCCCCATGATCGCATGCTGCCCTTGCGAGTACGACCAAAACTGCATAGTAGACAACTCACCTGACGAATGTTTCACGCGAACTGTTCTCATCGCGTTTGTCGTTCCCATTGCGCTTTCGTGAGATACGATCCGCTCTCTCGGCACTAAACCACCAGATAACTCTCCGTTTTCAACTATGCCAAATAAAGCAGTTTGCAGCAGATCCCTGGTTTTTTCCATAGAATACCCGAGACCCCAACAGAGCGGAGCGGCTTCAAACCTGTGCCCAGTCCATCCATCCGGGTAATCACCCAACAAATGAATTGCATCAATAGTTGTTCCTGTGAACGTTTTGCCAATCTGATTTGCAGCACAAAGACAAGATTCGTAGTATTTTGAAGTTGCTTCCACAAATTCAATCTGCCATGGATACATTGATTTAAATGCATTCCTGGCAGCATAGAGTCGCTCTCTTCTAAGTTTTTCATCAATCAAGACAACTAACTCAGCCTTCAATCTTGGAGATAATCGATTTAATTTTTCTATCAAGATCTTCGTCGCTTATTTTTATAGGATTATCCGGTTGCCCGCCGAGATTCACATCTTTTGGAAGTATTTTTCCTATAAGACCCATAAACGCAGATGGGTTTTCCATTGCTTGCAACGCAAGATAATTTTGCCCACCAGCATCATCAAGAGCGCCACGAATCATGTCTTTGAGTTCGGTTGTTACTTTGTTAGGCTTTCCCTTTCGACTCCCGCCCTTAGGTTGCGGCCTCTTATACTTTGGTTTTTCGGCACTCATTTGGCATTTTGTCAATAAACTATTGTAGATCGTGTAACAGCATTTAAGTTGCTCGGCTGTCTGTTTTGATAAACATTACCATACTGTCCATAAGGATTTCTAACGCTATCAGGTGAGTATACGCTACCATATCGGCCATAAGGATTAGAAATTGAATTTGGATCATACGGATTAGAGTTGTAATTACCCAAGTATTTCCCGGTGTTTGGATCAACCAAGATCGGTTGCTGTGCATAAACTTCAAAGCACAATAAAAATAATATAGTAACAAATAAATATTTACTCATGATCATCTCCTTTTTATGTTTATTGTTTCACCTTCAGTTTATCCATTGCATTTTCAAGTTTATCAGTCAATCCATTCGGTGATGATTTATATCGACACAGATCAACATCAAGCAACCAGTTAATTTCACTGACAGACAATTTAACACCAATCATCTTTTCATTAAGCCTCAGCATCCTGCTAATCTGGCCCTGATCAACTCCGTGCTTCCTTCCTGCATCGGCTTGCGACATCCCTGCCTTGATGTCATCAAGCGCGTCCTGTGTTTGTTTTGAGCGCGGCCTAGGCATTTAACCACTCTATTATTTTGATTTGATCGTTATTAACGACCGCATAATCAGTGAATCCGTCATATTTGTTAATAATTCCATCAGCCTCGTTTTCTTCTAATTGTTCTGCAACATCGCTGTTTTTGCCGTTAAAAATTGGATCGTTTATTTCAATCTCAACAATCGCAACATATTTATATCCGGCAGCACCAATTTCTTCAAGCATTTCTTCTTGATCAGGGCTTATGCTTGTGAACCAGAAACCGTCTGATTTTTCAGAATCGAACTTATCAAATTTAACATTGCTGTAGTGATATACTTTCATCTTCATTATCCAATTTGTTTAACTGCTGATGTGATAATTATACTATGATTTAAAAATAAGTCAAGAGTTATTTATAAGATACCGCGACATTCCTTTCTTACATTTTTTGTGCGTAATCGTTTGCTATATCTATTTCATCAGCCATTAAGATAACCTCAAAATAACAACATTAACCGAACATCCCTGGAATTCATTGTGCAGCACCTCGCTGTATTCATGCTTCATACCATCGACTATAGTTTTATTCTTGTAACTGGCCGGTAACACAGCAACCAATAAACCTCCTTTCTTGATCAATCCTGCTGCGTGAATAACATGAGTTTCTGCGCGCTTATCAGAAAAAGGCGGATTCATAACGCATTTATCCCACTTAACGCTAGGATTGTAAGAGATAAAATCCTTGCACATAACACGCTCATAACCCTTTGCTCTAAGCACATCACAATGCAGCTCTGAAATATCAATGCAATAAATAAGAGCTTCTTTTGTGATTTGATCTGCGATCGCTCCCTGTCCTGCGCTTGGTTCTAAGACTTGATCGCCCGGCTGAATAACCGCCCACTCAACAACACGCATTGCGATATGGTCTGGCGTTGGATAATATTGGTGAGACTTTTGCTCTGGTAGCATTCCTTGCCGACATATTTCAGAAATAACCGGCTTGACGTTGTATTCAAACTCCCAATAACCACCTTTTGAGTTAACCCCTCCGATGTACTCGAGCGTTGTTTTAGTTCGTGTTGATAATTCAGATCCCCACGACCTCATCCCAGATTCTTCTATCCTTAGCTCACGCAACTGATTCACAACATCGAATCCTAGCAAGTCGTATTGCAATTCAAATTCTTTTGATTTCTTCTTCGGCGGCGTGCGGAATTCGTTAGGAATTGCGTTCGGGTGTAGGTAAGCCAATACCTGATTTAACCGATAAGCCATTTCCTGGTGAACTTCCATGTGCGCAGTGCCGATCTTGTACAGCCTGATTTTCCAGGCGCCGCCATCAAACGAATACCACTGGCCATCTCTCGGCAATCTATTAAGATCAGACCAGGTGTTGCTTGAACTTGCGTGACCCCTGCCCATGAAATTAGCTATTACCGTTCGCATATCGTGGATGTATTGGCACCTATCGTGAGAGAACGACCCGTAATCAAGCGTGTAACCAATAATAAAACGCTTGCCGAAACCTTGCGGAATGTTTGTTACGTGGCTGTGCGATAGATTAGTGAATATCCCATCAACGCGTTCAGCAAGGAATCTTTCTCGGCTCACCAACAAATCTTTAAGCGTCGCATACACCGTATCAATCTCAAACTTTGGTGTTTTGTGCTTTCTGATTTGTTCGTGCCAGTCATTGCGCTTTGCGGCCGGCATATACTCAAGAACATCGGTAAGTTTCATGGCTCTCTGCCAGAATTCGGCATCTACCGCTTTTTTTGCAGATTCAGCTTTGAAGATTTCTCCTACGTTACAAGATCCTTTGTAATCGTTTGCCGCCGCAGCACGGAAGAAATAATCAGTAGCCGCGCTATCAATTGATTCAGCCACCGACTCTACGCGTGAAATTATGCTGCTGTACTCGCTAAAAAGGCTGTTTAGCGGGTTGTACAGATCAAGGTCTGATGATTGATTGATATTAAGTTGGCTCATGTCAAGCAACCTTCAAATCAAGTTCACGCACGATCACAACAACTCCGGGTGTTTCAGCATATCTTTTGCTTTGCGATGATTTAATAATCTGCGTATCGTCGTTGTAAACAACACCATTCATGCCATCTTCGATTGCTTTAAGTACATTCGAGCAATCCGGTTTTTTTGTGGCGGCTATCAATCCTTCAGCAGCTTGTTGCTGCTTTTTCTTTGACCATGATTGAGGTATCTGCAATCGAATATCAATCTCCATTGATACCGGCCCGGTAATTAATGATCTTCCAGCCATCGCTATGTGTCCGGCATGCGCCACAAGGGATTCATAATTTGCTGTTTTCTCAGGCGTGTAATGAGTGAGAAATTTTCCACGCCTTGCTGTTTTATGTCTTCCTTTTGCCACCGGATGCCCTGGCACCGTAAAAATAACTTCAGTAGTCAAAATTTCACCAGTCCTTTTTCAATTAAAATTACCCGTATAGACTTTGCATTGTTTCACCAAGCAAATTCAATTCGTTCTGCTTCATTACTTTCAGCATAAATTGCTGCCCGTGAATTCCGTTTCGTTCGCCCTGGTGGCAATCCTTGCAAAGCGGTATCGTGCAAAAATCGTGCGCTCTACGTCCTTTGATTCGACCTTCTAAAATGTGATGTGCGTCGCTTGGAGCACTGGCGCCACATAAACAGCACGGCATTGATTTGATGCGCTCAATGTGTTTATAAATCGACTTACTCACTCATCCACCATCAGATCAGCCATGCTTTCAATCTGCCCGGGAGAAAGATCTGGCCAATATTTTTCCGCGATGAATATGCATATCTTTTCAGCCGCGCAATGAAATTCAGCTTCATCCATGCTATCGAAACTCAGGCTTCTTGGGATTCGTGAAATCATGAATCCGTTGTCATTTATTCGGAATCCGATCAAAGATAAAATTGGCTCTACAACTGACCGCACATATTTCCAGACTTGAAACTCGAATCCGTGAATTTTTATTGCTATTTCGTCACAGCATATATTTCCTTCAAGCTGAAGCCGTTTTATTACCGCGTGCCCGTCCATGCCGCTAAATTCTTCGATGTTCTGTGCGCACAGCAAACCTAGCTTATGCACAAGCCGGTTAAATTTTGGATTCCGCAGCTTAACGATATCAACCTTTACCACATCCCCAATGTGTAGCTTTTTATTACGCAGCATGGTCTCAGCGTACTTGTCGGCAGGGGCAAATCCGCCTTTGATTACACGCAGATGCACCTTCTCGCGCTTTTGTCTTGGTCTGGCTGCTGGTAGTGTGTTTGCGCTATTCATT